TTTGAATGTAATATTATCTTTGATATCATCGGTCAAGACTTTCCGACTCAAGATTTTACATTCATCCTAGAGGCGACAAGGTAATATGCCTTTTACTAAGTTTACAAACCTAGATTTTGACCAGATAAGAATACAAATTAAGGATTATCTTCGTGCAAATTCCAATTTTACGGACTTTGACTTCGAAGGATCCAATTTTTCTGTTCTGATTGACACTCTTGCCTATAATACTTACATTACGGCATTCAACTCAAACATGATTGTCAATGAATCCTTCTTGGATTCGGCAACTTTGAGAGAAAATGTCGTATCTTTGGCAAGAAATATTGGTTATGTGCCTCGCTCTAGAAGCGCCTCTAAGGCAACTGTAACGATACAGATAGAAACGGATGTAAATACTCCTACACTGACCTTGGTGGAGGGTCTGGTGTGCGTAGGAAGCGTAAGTAACACGAGTTATATCTTCTCAATTCCAGAAAGCATCACAACAACTGTAAGATCTGGAGTAGCAACATTTTCAAATATTGAAATTTATCAAGGAACATTCCTGAGAAATGTTTTTACGGTAAATGGTTCTCTCGATCAGAGATTTATTCTCAATAATTCATTCATTGATACTTCAACCATTATTGCTAAGGTAAAAGGATCTGGTGAGACTGGCGAAGGTAGGCAATATTCTCTCGTTGATAATATTCTCAATGTCGTATCAACCTCTGAAATCTATCTGATTCAAGAAGTACAGGACGAAAAGTATGAGTTATTGTTTGGTGATGGATATTTTGGTAAGAAGTTAGAAAATAATTCAGTCATCACAGTCTCTTATATTGTAACTGATGGTATTGATGGCAATGGTGCTTCCAATTTTGCCTTCTCTGGGCGTGTAATTGACTCATTAAACAATGTTGTTGCACCAACAAATGTAACATTGACTACCGTTAGTGCCTCTTCTAATGGCGGAGACATTGAAAGTGTTGACTCAATCAAGTATTTTGCTCCACGCATCTACTCTTCACAGTATAGGGCAGTAACTGCGCGTGATTATGAGGCAATCATTCAGTCCATTTATCCAAATACAGAGTCTGTATCAGTAGTTGGTGGTGAAGAACTTGACCCACCACAGTTTGGAAATGTCATCATCAGCATCAAACCTAAGAATGGTGACTATGTTTCTGACTTTGATAAGCATAATATTCTAACAAAACTGAAGAACTATGCTCTCTCTGGTATTAATCAGCAGATTGTAGATCTCAAAGTTCTTTATGTTGAGATTGATTCTGCAGTTTACTATAATAATTCTCAAGTATCAAATGTCAATGACCTGAAGAGTAATGTTATCAGCACTCTGAATACATTCTCTACATCCAATATTAATAAGTTTGGCGGTAGATTTAAGTACAGTAAGCTTTGTCAAACCATTGATAATGTTGATAATGCGATTACATCAAACATTACAAGAGTTCGTATTAGAAGAAATCTAAAGGCTCTTATCAATCAGTCTGCACAATATGAGTTGTGCTTTGGTAATGAGTTTCATAAGAATCCTGCAGGATTTAATATCAAGAGTACTGGTTTTACTCTTGCCTCCAGAATTGGCACTTTCTACTTTACTGATGTGCCAGATGCCACAGGTAATAAGGGAATCATATCTGTGGTCAAAGAAGACTTAGTTACTGGTAAAAATATCGTTGAAGTTAAGTCAGCAGGTACTGTTGATTATGAGAAAGGTGAGATTATTATTAATACTTTAAACATCACTTCTACAACAGCAGCAAACAATATCATTGAGATTCAGGCATATCCAGAATCAAACGATGTTATTGGTCTGAAGGACCTGTATCTAAGTTTTTCTGTTGCTGATAGCACCATAAATATGCTTAAGGACACAATTAGTTCTGGCGAACAGATTTCTGGCGTCGGATACAAAGTTACTTCTAGTTACTTAAACGGAGAACTAAAGAGGGTATAAGATGATAAAAACTGGATTTGAAACAAGGGTAAAAGTTCAGCAAGTTATTGAGAACCAGTTACCCGAGTTTTTACGTTCCGAAAGCCCAAAGGCAGTAGACTTTCTAAAGCAATATTACATATCTCAAGAATATCAAGGTGGGACAATTGACCTTGCAAATAATCTTGATCAATATTTAAAGTTAGACAATCTTTCTCCAGAAGTAATTCAGGGTCAGACTACTCTTTCAGTAGGTATTTCGACATCAGATACTATTGTACAGGTAGCAACAACCAAAGGATTTCCAGCAGAGTATGGTCTTTTTAAGATTGACAATGAAATCTTCACCTATACTGGTATCACTACAAACACATTTACTGGATGTGTAAGAGGTTTTAGTGGTATTACCTCCTATAGGTCGCAACTCAATGCTGAAGAGTTGGTATTCTCTACCTCTGAGCAAGCATCTCATACCTCTGGCACAACGGTAAAAAACCTTAGCGTAGAATTCTTAAAAGAGTTTTACAAGAAACTCAAGTATTCTTTCACACCAGGTCTTGAAAATGTAGAGTTTACATCCAATTTAGATGTAAATAATTTTATTAAAGAAGCAAGATCTCTCTATCAGTCAAAAGGAACAGAAGAATCTTATAGAATTCTTTTCAATGTCATCTTTGGTGTAACACCAAAAGTTGTTGACCTTGAAGATTATCTCATCAAACCATCAACTTCAGAGTATCTCAGAAGAGAAGTTGTTGTTGCTGAGAGAATTTCTGGCGATCCAAATAAACTAATTGGACAAACTATTAAAAAATCTTCTGACGAAGAAACACAAGCATCGGTATCAGAAGTAGAAATCTTTACAAGATCTGGTATCACGACCTACTATAAGTTAAATCTTTTTGTTGGTTATGATGAAAAAGATTTAATTGAAGGAACTTTTAATATTCAACCAAAGACAAAGGTAATTAATCCAGTTTCTGTTGGAGCATCAGTAGTCACTGTAGATTCAACAATTGGTTTTTCAACTTCTGGCACTTTGATTTCTGGTGACAATACGATAACTTATACAGAAAAAACTGTAAACCAGTTCCTTGGATGTAGTGGTATTAGTAACGCAATTTCAACAAAAGATGAAATTAGAACTAATGAGACCTTTATTGGTTATGAGGGTGGAGATACTTCTAAAAAGGTTGAGATTCGAATCACTGGAGTAATCTCAGACTTTGAGCAGAAGAGTGATATTCTTCTCTCAACAGAAGGTCAGAGAGTATATGTTAAGAATGTTGGTGAGAAAATTCAAAATCCAGAGTCAAACAAGACATACAAACAAATCTTTGCAAACTCTTGGATATACAATACAAGTTCAAGATATCAGATATCAAACATCAGTGGATCTGCTTTTGAATTAAAGTCAAATATTGATAAGTCAGGTTTAAAAGTTGGTGATAGTGTAGACATCCTTCAAGGCAATACTGAGACTATTGCACATTCAAACGCAGTTGTTGCTACAGTATCTGGCAATACAGTTACTTTAAATAACCTTTCTGGATTTACTCCGAATGCTTCTCTTGAGTATACACTCAGAAGAAAGTTGAAGACCGCAACTAGCTCTGGCACACCATTGCTCTATGGCAACAATGTTTTAACTAGTGATGTTCAGAATGTTTATGTTGAGAATGATGATTACTACTATGTTGCATCAAACTCACTTCCATCATATGAGATAACAAGAAATATCAAAAAGGCAACACTGTCTTCTGCAAGTGGCACTGCCTTGCAAGGTTTTAACACAGTTACAGAGAAGTATGATACTCTTTCATTCTCTTCTAGTGTTCCATTTATCACTGGCGATAAGATAGTATATTCTGCTTCAAATGATGCCCTTTCTGGTATGCCAGAAGGTGTTTACTATGTGAAAGTACTTTCTCCAAATAATAAGATAAAGTTGTATCTCTCAAGATCACTTATTGAAATTGATACACCAGTTGAATTTACATCTGTTAGTGCTACTGGGTCACATACTTTTGTTTTGGTTGACCAAGAGAATGAGCAAATATATCCACAAAAAATACTCAAGAAGTTTCCATCTGCTACTAATATTAAAACTGGCAATAAAACACTGACTCGTCCAGGAGCAACTGGATTACTTATCAACGGTGTAGAAATCCTAAACTATAAATCTGAAGATAAAATTTATTATGGTCCTATTTCTAAACTGCAGGTATACAATGGCGGAAGTGAATATGATGTAATAAATCCACCAACTCTGACTATTGCTTCTCCTGGAGTTGGTACAACTGCCTTAGCAAGACCAGTTGTCACGGGCGTTATTAAAGATGTATTGGTTGACCCACAATCATTTGATGTCAATAAGGTCATTTCTGCAACTATTGAGGGTGGAAATGGAAGTGGTGCTATACTGAAACCAATTGTTGAAACAAGATATCGTGAGATAGAATTTAATGGAAGTTCATCCATTACTGGAGGTGCAGTAGATTATACTAATGATGTTATTGCATTCTCATCTCAACATAATTTAAATAATGGTGATAGCATTGTTTATAACCGCAATGGAAATACTGCTATTGGTATCGGGACTTTTGGTGGAAGCAATGCATCAACTGGCGAAACCCTTGTTAGTGGTTCAGTTTATTATGTTGGTGTAGAAAACTCAACCTCTATTAAACTTTATGAATCTAGAGGTGATTACCTTAGTGGTATTAACACAGTAGGTTTTACAACAGCAACTTCTCAAGGTATTCATAAGTTTAAAACTTTTGAACCTAGAAAAACTCTCACAAGCATTAAAGTTTTAGATGGTGGTAAAGGATATACAAATAAGAAACTCTATGTAAAGACTACTGGTATTGATACAATTGAGGATACGATTGTATTTGAAAATCATGGTTTCTCAGATGGAGAAATCGTAACATACAGCACCTCAGGAACGCCTGTAACGGGTCTCTCGACCACTTCTAGGTATTATGTCTTAAAGGAGAACAACGATAGGTTCAGACTCGCTAACGCAGGTATTGGTGGCACTATTACTACCAATTATGAAAAGAGAGATTATGTCAATCTTGAATCTACTGGAACTGGATATCAAGTATTCTCTTATCCAGATATTACTCTTACGATTAATGCAGAGATTCAAAGTGGTGTTGGCACAATAACAGCAACTCCTATCGTTAGAGGTAGTATTGAGAATGTATATCTTTATGAAAATGGAACTGGATATGGCACAACTATTTTAAACTTCCACAAGAGACCACAGGTATCCATCAATATTGGAAAGGATGCTGAATTAACCCCAATTATTTCTTCTGGAAGAATTACAAATGTTGTAGTTTCCAACTCTGGACAAGATTATACTTCAGCACCTTTGTTGAAGGTAGTATCAAGTACTGGTGTTGGTGCTAGGTTAAGAGCAATTGTAAGCAATGATGGTAAGATTACTGGTGCGGTTGTTATCAATGGCGGTATTGGATATGCCAGCACTAATACTACAATTGAAGTAACTTCGAATGGTAAGAATGCATATATTGAATCATCAGTAAGAGATCTTACAGTCAATAAACTATCCAAGTTTGATAGTGAGATTGTTATTAAAAATCCAGACAATGCACAAGGACTTGAGTATGGATTTATTGGATACTCAACTTCAATAGGAAGTAGTGTTTATGGTGACTCTGGATCACAACACTCACCTATTATTGGTTGGGCATTTGATGGCAATCCAATCTATGGACCATACGCATACAGCGATCCAAATGATAGAAACTCCTCCATAAAGATTCTTACCTCTGGATATACTCTATCAACATCAAATGTTGTTGATAGACCTTCAACATTTACTGCAGGTTTCTTTGTTGAGGATTATACATATGGCAATTCTGGAGATTTGGATGAATACAATGGAAGATATGAAAGAACACCAGAGTTTCCAAAT